GCCACCCGACCTGCTGAACAAGCTTCATCCAGGCGCCATCGACGTAATAGGCGATATTCAGATCCCAGCCGTCCCATGCGCCGGAACCGCCGGGCGCCACGATGTAGCGATCGCCGTCCGCCGGCGACGATGGCGGCGCCGATAGATCGCGATCGATGACCGCCATTTGCACCAAGGCATCGAGAAGCCGAATCGCTTCGTTATGCGTAACGTGCTTTTGCGCCTGGTTGGCGAGGATGTAAGGCAAATGAAGATGAACGGATTCGTCTGCCATTGATGTTGCCCTCTAGAAGAACAAGCGCGCGGTCTTCGGCGCGCCGCGCCCGAAGACCGCCGAAAGCTGGTAGATCGCGATATCGAGCGTATCGCCCGGCCCTAGAAGGGCACCCCAATCGGCGATTTGCTGCGCGCCGGTATAGATGACGGCTGCCGTGTTCGCGGTAAGCGTCCGCTTGATGATCGCGCCGTCGAGGATTTCGATCGCGTAGGCTTCCGAATCCTCGAACAGCGGCGCTTCCGCCGCCGCCCAGTTGTCGCCCGCCGGGGAGCGGGTGCGCCGCACCCACGAGATCGTAAGATCGCCGGCTTGGCGGGCGAACTTGTAGGGTTGGCTTACATGCCCGACGGCATAGGGGCGTAGGCCAATGGCCGCCGGCGCGAATTGCGCGGCCGCGTAGGAATCGACGTCCGGGGCAAGCGACGCCGGGCCGATGCGCCAATTGAAGGCTATGCCGACATCCGCTTCCGCGATCGAAAGGGGCGTAACGGTTGAATCGAGAATGACGACGCGGCTTCCGGCCGGCGCCGGGTTTCCCATGGCGCCTTCCGTGCCCAATTGGCCGCGCAACAGGCGACGGCATCGATAGCGGTTGGTATCGATCAACTCGGCTTCGCCGAATTGCACGATTTCCCAAACGCCCGGCGCGGACTCGATTGCCGCCGTATTGGCGCCGGCGAACAATTCGATATCGGTCACGCTTTGCAACGTCCCCGAAATCAGATCGATGTAGAGCTCGTTTCCGAGATCGAAGTTCCGGGCGGCGGCGCCCGACGCATAAAAATCGAAGGCGAGGACGCCGATGCGCGAGGGAACGTCAACGGTATCGAGCAGCGTGAACCCGTCTTGCGTGACGCTTCGGTAAACCGCCGCCCGGCCGTACCACGGCGACGAATGCACCGCGATATAGGGCCGATGCGCCGGTACATCCCCGTTGATCAGCGGCAGGTCCATGAGGGCGACGGTCGGCAACCCGTAGATGATCGGCGCGGGAACCGACGGTGTTCTTTCCGCGCCGGGGCGCGCCCCGTAGAGGACCGCATCCGTTCGCACGGCATCGATGGTCCGCGCGTCGGTATCGGCGATGATGCCGATACGCACTTCGAGCAGGCGACCATCATGTTCGATCAAGACGACATCGGCCGGATCGAGCGCAATGCGGGACGGCGGCAACGCGAACTTTGCCTGCTCGCGTTCGATCCAAGATTCGAACAGCGCGCGCCGGCACCGCGTATCGGCCTCCGCTCCGGCGGTCGCGATCGAGAAATTCTCGGAACGGATGCGCGCGGTATCGACCGTGATGCGCCGCGCCTCGACGGTCATGCCCTTGTATTCCTCGCCGGCCTGGATCAGGCGCCATTTCAGGGCGAGGGGCAATTCCGTTTCTTGGCTCCGCGTGAATTCGATATCGTCGTTTTCGCGGCGCTGGGCCGCGACGAGCTCGCTCGGCGCAATCGTGACGACCGGCGCAAGGCCGCGCGGAATGAAGCGGATCGCCCCATCGGATTCGACCGCATCGAAGCCATAGAAGCGCGCAAGCGGTTCGATCGATCCGCGCGGGCTTTCAATCGCTTCGATCAAATAGCCCGGCACGGTAGCCGCCAATTGCGCCACGTCGATGTGGGCATCCGCCATGCCGCCGCGCCGGCAAAGTTCGCGAACGAGCGCGCCCAATCCGGACGATCCCAGCCGGCCGTTGAGCCAATGCCCCAAGCGCCAATTCTCGGTATCGCCCCACACATCCGAGCGCGCCGGAAAGGCGGGGTAGGGCCGCGCATCCCATGTCCATATGGACAATTCGCCCAATTCGATCATCGGGCCGCCATAGGCCGATGACGTGGGGTTGTTGGCGGACCAATAATGATAGAGCGCCTCGATGTAGCGGCGTTGAATGAAATCGTCTCGGGCACCACGCGAATAGTAGGGCAGGTTGCTTTCGGACGATTTGGGATCGACGAAGACGTTCGGTTGGTTCGTGCCCTTATCGATAGCGGGGCATCCCGCCTCCGTGAACCGGATCGGCTTCGATTGCGGAACCCATGCGGTCGGGCTTCCGCTTTCGATCCCGCCCGGCCGGTTGAAATGTTGGTTCGACCACCACGACCGAATGTCCTTGTAGCGGAATTCCCACGGCTTGCCCGCGCCGTCGGTGATCGGCGTGCGGTTCTGCGCGTCACGATCGTATGGATTCGCGTAGTACCAATCGAAACCTTCGCCGCCCTCGATGTTGGATTCGAGGTAATCGCGATCGTAGATCGACCGCCATCCCGCAACCGCATCGGCGTGCGAGAAGCCGTCGCGCCAATCGGACAATGGCATGTAATTGTCGATGCCGACGAAATCGATGTTGCTATCGGCCCATAGCGGATCGAGATGAAAGTACACATCGCCCGATCCGTCTTGCGGATGATGGCCGAAATATTCCGACCAGTCAGCCGCGTAGGAAATCTTGGTCGAGCCCCCCAAAACCGAGCGAACGGCGGACGCCAACGATTGAAGGGCGGAAACCGTCGGATAAGCGGATGCCGAGGACCGCACATGCGTAAGTCCGCGCAATTCCGAGCCGATCAGAAACGCATCGACGCCGCCCGCCGCCGCGCAAAGATGTGCGTAATGCAGGATCATGCGGCGGAAGCCCCAATCGCCGGCTGGGCCGACCCACCCGATGTTCGTGCCCGATACGAGGAAATGCGACGGCTGCGCGTTGCCGAAGAAGGCGTTGACTTGAGCGGCGGCGGATGCGGTCTTGTCCGGACTTCCCGCATAGCCCGGCGCTGGCGAGCACGTAATGCGGCCGCGCCATGGATAGGCCGGTTGCCCACTTGCGGCGGCGTTGTCGGAATAGGGGTTCGGCAGGCTGTTGCCGTGGGGAATGTCCATGAGGACAAACGGATAGAACGTCACCCGAAGGCCGTGCGCCTTGAGCGCCTGGATGGCTTGCACAACCGCGAAATCCGCCGGGGTGCCGCCATAGGCGGGGCCGCCTTGGTATTGGCTGACGACATGCGCGTTGGAGCGATCGATGCCGTTGACCGTCCATGCCTTCGGATAGGTGATCTTCTCTGCCGTTTCGACGCCGGGGACGATGAGGCATTGACCGCAACGCAAATCGGTCCCGAACCATGAGACCACGAGCGCCACCGATTGCAGGTTTGGCGCGATCGCGGCCAACTGATCCAGCGAAACGGTGAAGTCGGGCCGGCCGTCGGTCGAATGGACGTTTTCCGAAACGTCTCGAACGAACATGCCCGACAACGCATTTACCTCGCGCCGGACGATGGGTTCGGTTGCGTAAACGAACTCGCCGGCCGAGGGGATCATCGTGACGCTCTTGACGAGCTGCTCGGCGGATTCCGGGTCGTCCAAAGGCCGGAAGACCTCGAAGGATAGTTGCGGAATGCGGTTGCCGAACTTTTCCAGGGGGAGATTGTCGAAGACGACATAGGCGGTCCCGCGATAGGCGGGCGTGTTATCGGCCCCCATCATGCTTGCGATCAGCGGATCGCGTCCCTGATCTTCGGTCCCGCGATAAACGCGATAGACCGCGCCGGGAACGTCGAACGGCTTGCCATCGGCCCAAATGCGCCCGATCGCGGCAATCGGGCCTTCGCAAAGCGCCACGGCGAAGGAGCAATAGTAGAAGTATTCGGTCGTAACGGTCGTTGCGCCCCCGCCCCCGCCGCCCTTGCCGCCGCCCGTCCTTTGGGTGGTTGTACGCACCTCTTCCCGAAAATCCGTTGCCCAAACAATGTTGCCGCCTACGCGCATGGTTCCGTAGACGCGCGGGATCACCATGCCTTCGGTCGAGGTCGTAACCTTGACATCGTTCAGCCGCGGCCCCTCGATCCGTTGCGTTTGGTTCGGGGTTATCGCGCGGACAATTTGGCTATCGATAGCGGCACCGATGATGGCGCCAATCGCGCCGCCTATGGGGCCGCCGAGAGCCGTGCCGACGACATTCAGGATCACGGATGCCATGGATCAGTGTTCCGACGCGGGAAAGAGAAACGCGAACGCGGCCCGGCGCTTCCATGCGCGATCGTAGGGTTCGACGATCACGCCGCAGCGTTCATAGGCGTGGATCAATGCCGCGCCTTGGGCGATGAGGATGCCACAATGCTTCGCCGGCGCGCGATCGCGCATGCGGAACAGGATCAGCGCGCCCAAACCGGCTTCGGCGGGATCGATTTCGATCATGAAGGGCCGGATGGCTTCCGCGAACGTTTCCCGGCGATCGATTTCGCCCCAATCGCGCGAATAGGGCGGCGGCTTCATCGGTTCGCGTCCGATCACCTCGCGCCAAACACCGCGCGCCAGGCCGAGGCAATCGCAGCCGACGCCCTTGACCGACGCTTGATCGTGATAGGGCGTACCGATCCAAGACCGCGCGGCTTGGGTCACCGCCAAAGGATCAGCCGGGCGCATGGGTACCCTCCGCGCGCAAGCGCGGTTCGACGGCTTTCTTCATCGGATAGTTCCCTCGGCTAAAGCGGGCGACCGCTGTTCGCGTCGCCACGATTGGCGTAGCGCACCACCGCGTCGTCGCCCGGCATATGCGGGAAGCCGCGGAAGTTGATCGCGTTGGCGAACTTGGAGCGACAGGTGGAAAGGAGCTTGTCGCACCCGGCGCGGATATCGAAGGCATCGGCGATTGCCAGCGGGCGCACCGGCGGTTCGAACAATTCGATTTGGACGATGCCGCCCAGGACGGAATGCCGGGCAATCTCCGCGCGGCGCCCCGCATTGGCGCCGGAAAGCCAGGTTACGAACCCCAGCGCGAACCAGTCCGGCGAGAAGCCGTCGATGCCGGAAGCCGTAAAGACGCGATCGGCATCGACCGAGATGATTTGGCCGCTTCCCTTGTAAGCGGCGCTATCAAGATCGACCCCGCATCGCGCGTCGCCCAAGGCCGCATCGCAATAGTATTGGAAGGTGCGGCCGATCGTTTGGTTCAGCACATGCGAAAGGGAACGAACCTCGGCGACGAAGGCCGCCTTGCCACGTCGCACTTGCCCGATATTGCCCCGGCGCATCAACACGCGCTGATCGGTATCGTTCCAGTTGACGCGCCAAACCTCGATGGTCGCGTTGTCCCACCGGCCATCGAGAATATCGGTTTCGGTGATCCGGTCGGAAGTGATCGCGCCGGCGGCGTCTTGCGCATCGACCGCCATATCCGAGCCGGCGCGGATTTCCGAGGCATCGAACCCCGATTCCGGTTCGTACGATGTGCCCCCGAAAACAAGCGGCCGATCGTGATCCGTGAAGCCGAGGATTTGCCCATCGGCCCGCTCGATGCGCCAGCACCACGCGAGCGTTGTCGCCCCGCT